CGCAGTTGAAGCATTTCTTACTAAAAGAACTCCCCTTTCCAAAGGATACCCGTGCAGCGTTCACAACAGACAGGTCACTGCCCATGTGGTCGATGTATGTTACGTTTATTCCTGACATTAGGATAAATCCTCCTCTACTGCCTCTAAGATTACATCTGGTAAAAACTTACCCCAAGTAGTCTCATAAAATTCCCTAGAGATATATCCCGATGTTAGTCTCTTTTCTGAGGTTATGTATCTTATCTTAGATAAGTAGGTGTAGTGGAAGTGAGACTTTAATCGGCCAGTCTCTAAATCCAATCTCCTTACCTCAGAAGTTATCATACATGGCACTCTGGCATTCTTTTTGTAGAACACTAATCCAATCTTCCTTTTGTTTCTGGGAATTACTTTGCTACCCTTTATGTAGTTTTTGTTTGCCTCCACACTTATGTCAATCATACGTATGTACCTCGCACTTGTATTCGGTCCAGTTAAGAAATGCTACCATTGCAGCAGCAGATACTACAGGTATCCACTCCAGTGAATACTCAGGTTTAATCCAGTAGCGTTTAGAATGTTGTGTCATAGAGGATGCCTTTGTGCTTGAGTGTCAAAAACCATTTAAGTTCCCGTTCCTCGAATGTCACGTCAGCATTTGGATCTTCCCATTGCATTTCGTCAATGTCACGCTGTAGCTGGTTGCACATTTCGTCTACGGGGATAAGTCTAGGATCGTTTTCCACTACGGGGGCCTCATTTATATTTGGTAGTGTTGGTGTAGAATACGTGCTGGCCAACCATACCGTCAAGCTCAAAGTGATCTGTCCAGTAGGGTTTGACATAGGTGGCATGGTAGTGTGTGGACGTGATGCCCATCTTCAGCCCAGCCATTACGTTGGTGGCCACCTCTAGTGCTTTGTCACCAGCTTCAGTCTTAGGTAGGCGATCAGGTTTTCCATCGTGGGTGAAGCTAAAGGCTTTGTGCTCAAAAACTACATCACAAACATCATCAGGGTATCGGATGTCAGCAACTCGGTTCATTACCACCTCAGCTACTGCATACTGGCCCTGTAGCGGCTCACCACGAGCCTCGAAGTAAACCGCCACAGCCATGCACATCAAGGATGTCATTTGATCTCCACTACCTTGTCAGCATAAAAGCACTTCCACGACTTGCTGCTGATCTCCCAGATAGGAACCTGACCACGAGCACGCATAGCTTCACCTTGGGCCATACCACGATCAGAACCTACGATCTTGCTAGTGGGCTTTAGCAGCCCGTTAACTACACGCTCAGAGCCATCCTTCTTGATGAAGGTTACTGTAGTGATCTTAGTGCCTTTAGCTTCCAGTATCTCACGAACTTGGTCTTTGTTAAGCATGATTCTTCTCCACTGCTTGATTACGAATCTCATTGTATTCTACACTCTCGATCAGGTCAAGCAATCTCTCTTCGATCTCTTTAACCTCATCAAGACGACAATCAAAATCATAGTAGGCATCCGCCATGTTGTCTAAAAGCCAGCTTAGACGATCTGTCTTGTTGCAATCCTCACTGGCGGCATCCTCATCATTCTTGAGTGCCCGGTCAGCAGCACGTTTGTTTTCACTCAGCCTAGCACTCAAGATGCGAAGGTCATAGGCTAGATATTCAAGATCTTTAATCAGGTTCATTCTACATACTCCTTCAGCTTCAGTTCCAACAGATCAAGACCACCCATAGCCTCTACGATAGCGTCTTCTACTTCTTTGGGTGCATCTGGCCACATAGCTTCTACCAGCTTGCTGTATTTCCTTACGTCTTCAATCCAACCTAGCACATCGTGTTCATCTACATCCATAATCAGTCCTCCAATCGGGTTACTTCTAGATCGTAGCCCTTACGCTTAAAGGCATCGACCAGCTTCTCTGCTTGCTTGCGCGTCAGCATGTCAGTGTACAATATTTCACCTTCGTAAACCACTTTCACTCTCAGTCTGCTTTCCATTGTGGTTCTCCTTATTTCCATCGGTGGGGGTCAACTTGGAATCAGTCTGGCATTTTCCACTGGTGGGGTCAACCCTAAATTCCCACGGAGGGGCCTTAATTTCCACTGGAGGGGGGTCTATATTTCCACTGGAGGGGGTCACCTACACGAAAGTTTGGGGTCACCCATACGAAAGTAGGTGATTCGGTCTCAAAAGTATGTGTCAAGCTCTCTTTCGTATAAATGCGAACTCTTTTGGGTATGATTCTGTCTCGTTCGTATGTGTCAAGCTCTCTTTCGTATAGGTCAAAGTTCATTCGGGTATGATTCGGTATCAAAAGTATTGTCAAGCTCTCTTTCGTATAGGTTGACAGGTTCATTGGTATAGACCTACCGATTCGGATATGATTCTGTCTCGAAAGTATAGGCAAGAGCGCAAGAGCATAGATTGACAGGTGCAAACGCATAGCCTACCGATTCGGGTAGTGATTCTGTCTCGAAAGTATGTCAAACTCTCTTTCGTATAGGTATGAATCCGACTCGACTCTTCAGTAAATCCGATTCGCCCCCGGTTTGTCAACCCCCTACTTTTGAGACAGGCCGCCCCTACTTTTGGATAGGTCCAGGCGCAATGGTATTGTTCTCGCATAAGGCGATTCCCACGTTGATTCGTTCGCTTTGGTTAAGCGTGCCAGACCACAAAAGCGACTTGTCAAGTCATAGCTGCTATGCAAATTCTGCATATCTGTTTTGTTTACGTTTTGTTCCCTTAACATATCACAAATTGTTTCAAACGTGAAATATTGATCAATTTATCAAAAAATGGGGATTGACAACATTTCCGAACATTGCTTAGCTACGTTTAGACGACAACACAAACACACAAGGAAAACGAAAATGACACACAACACGAAAGCATACCTAGCCGTGGCAAATTTCGGCGAAGAGTGGCAACAAAAAGAGCTGGCTTTGACCATCAGTAATTTAACAGGGTTTTTTACTTATGTTCACAATGGCCTTGTTGTTACTGAATGCCGTGTTTCTGAATTGGGCAAGCTTATGTTGGACCTTGCGTCTTATGAAACTGTAAATTGGATTGAATACACAATCCGGTTTGACGTTTAAGGAGTCAATGCAATGTCTTTTTTCGTATTTATCGGCGCTTTTATCTTGGCAATCGCCGTTGCCGCTTTCCTAACTGAAAACTTTTCTAACCTATGAGGAGTCGACAAAATGAAATACGCTGTTTATGCAAACGGTTTGTTAATTCATGTTTGCTCAAATTATGCTGGCACATGCAAAGCGACAAATTGGGCAATTGATAAAGGGTATCGGACTCGTTGCGAGGAAATATCAGAAAGTGAAACACGCATAATTTTTGACGCTAGAAACGGTAATAAGGAGTCTACACAATGAAAACTGTATTTCTTGGCATTATTGCCGCTTGCGCCTTTGCCCATACCTTTGCAATTTATGAGTCGGAAACAGGCGGGGTAAATCTATATTTCGGTAATTTTGGGTATCATATCGCAAACAAGGAGTCGGAATAATGTTAACTTTCGAGCAATTTTCAGTATTGCAACAAGAGCGCAAAACGGCAGGTTTAAAAACAGACTGGCAATATTTTCTTTATGACGCCTTAATCTGTTTAGAGCTAGATATGCCAGATACGGCAATGTATTGTCTTAAAACAGCACTAAAATACGCAAAAACAGAAATTAAGGAGTCTGAATAATGGCAAGCAAATCTTTTGTAATTTATGAAGGCCCAAGCCTGATTGATGGGGCACCCATTGTGGCCATTGCCCAAGTCAAAAGCGACAACCGGAAAACAGGTTCTATGGTTCAAACATGGATTCTTCACCGTGACATTGACCCTATAACCGCAAGCCGAACGGGTGCAGACAAGGCAATTTGCGGCGATTGCCCGCATAAAGGCCAGCCCACTAACAAGGCAACAGGCTGGGCCAAAAACCGCACTTGCTATGTCAATTTATTGTTCGCCCCGAATGGTATTTATAAAGCCTATAAGGCGGGCAAGTATCCGGTCGCAAGCGGGCACGACGCAATCCGGGCAATCGGTTTATTGCGGGGTGTGCGGCTTGGTAGCTATGGCGATCCTATGGCTGTGCCAGCCGACGTGTGGGCTAGTCTGACAAGCGGGGCGGAATATGTCACTGCATACACACACCAAGCAAACACAATGCCAAATTTGGTAATGACAAGCGCTGACAATGCCACACAAGCGGAACAAGCTTGGCAACGTGGCGAAAGAACGTTCCGTGTGATCAAGTCACTGGACTCGCTGATCAAGGGCAAGGAAGTATTGTGCCCGGCAAGCAAGGAAGCGGGGGAACGTGTTCAATGTGCAGCTTGCAAGCTTTGCGGTGGCGCTAGTGTAAAGGGCAAGTCTGTGGCCATTGTGGCCCATGGCACAAGCAAGCGTGCCGCTGCAGCGATTGTGGATTAATTCAAACAAGGAGTCGGAATAATGGAATATTCGGATCAATTAGAACAACGCCTTTTGCTGGCACTGGATGGGGCCATTGCACAACGTGGCAAGAATAAGGGAATGCTTAAGGCAAAATGCCCACCAATGGGCACAGACGCTGCGGTAATGTGGCAAGCCCTTATGTATTACGCAAACCCGTATAAAGTAAGCCTGTTTAGCCTAGTATTTCACGGCATGGCGGACGACTCTTTCAAGGATGCATGCTTTGCTTTTGCTGCAGAACGGGCCAGCGTATTACCTAACCTTGACCGTGATAGAGTAGCATTAACTAAAATGGGGGCTTGGTAACATGGATAAGCAAACGCAATTCGCAAAGCATATGGCCAAGATTGACTCACGCATTGCAGACCTAATCGAATTGATTGAACAGTTAGGGCTAAACCCTAATGACGAGTCGCATTGCGTCAAGGTATTGGCAGACCTATTTGACGATATCCAAGATATGACGGGTATGTATTATTAGGGCGCCTGTAGTGGCCCCTAGACTGGCCCTAGCCTGTTCTGTAGTTAGCCCTAGCCCAAAACTGTTTCGCGCCTGTAGTGTGCCCTAGCGTGGCCCTATGGGCGCTTTGCATTTCTGCAATGGTGACAAGCGTTTGCTTTGCGGTTTTGCATGGCTGTTGGGTGTTATGTTATAACATTACATGCTTGTATCAAACCCCTTGTGTGGCAGGCGCCAGCCTATCCTCTGTCAATGATTCTTTTGCATTTTGCGCAAGTATTTGATCTTATGTGACATTTCTGCCGCATTATCCATTCGTATATACGCAAGCTATACGAAAGAGAGGTGGGGCCCCTCAGAATTTCTCTTGACTATACGAACGGGGGTGCGTAACGCCCCATATATCCGAAAGAAGAAAAAAGTTAGGGTGCGACAGTCTGACGCATCCGTATTTCCACTGAGGGGGTAACCCCAGTAACTACAAAGACTTTGTGTGTTCTAAGGTGTGATATTTTTGCAACACTTTTGGGGTCGTCAAGAAAAAAATAAAAAAAGTTTGTCACATATCGTCACTTTAAGTGTGTATATATTATTAGAACCCCTCTTCCGGTAGGACTATAGGTAGGTAGTCTAGCTAGATAGAGACTATAGGATATACTAATGTATCTATTAAGTAGAGCATGTGTATGTCTCTGAGGTATCTCACCCCCCTATCAACCATAGTGAACCTAGCCGGTAGTACATGCGTAGACGGACTATGCCGATGGTAGGGGGGATGAGTAATATTAGAGTAGTGTTATGAGCAACGCCCCTAAGAAACACAGTAAGGTTATAGCCAACAAGGTTAAGGAGATGGTACGCAATGGTGTAGCCGTCCGTGATATCCTTGCGGCTATCCAGAAGTATCAGGACGCTCCTAGCTCTATGTCTACCTTCTACAAGGTCTATGGTCAGGACATGGCTGAGACTAAGGCTGATGTAGTTGGTGCTGTTGGTGGTGTGGTTGTGCAGAAGGCACTAGAGGGTGATTTTAAGGCTGCTGAGCTTTATCTACGGGCTAAGGGTGGGTGGTCTCCGGTATCTACTGTTAATGAGGTAGAGCAAGTTGAAGACCCCGACTTAGATGAAGCAGCTATTGATAGCCTGATGGCACTCCTAGGAAAAGAACCCGATGACAGCACAGAGGAAGATAACGGCTGACGCTCTTCGTAGTTTGCCTGCTAGTAAGGTTAAAGAACTATTTGAGGCGCTTGGCCCGGCGAAGGTGGAAGAACTAAAGCATGACTGGCACTTTTGGGCTAGGGATGCACAGTTAGAACCTGATGGTGACTGGAATACGTGGTTTATCAATGCTGGTCGTGGCTTTGGAAAGACTAGGACTGGTGTTGAGTGGGTAAGGGAACAGGTTAAGCAGGGTAAGAAGCGTATCGCTGCTGTAGCTGCTACCAACTCGGATATTGAACGAGTTATGGTAAAGGGTGAATCTGGTTTCCTTAGTGTTTGTTGGAAGGGTGATAAGACCTACCAAGGAAAAAAGCTGGGTTTTCCTGAGTGGTCCCCTACTAAGCGTACACTGTCGTGGGAGAATGGTGCTACCGTTCAGTTCTTTTCGGCTGAGGAACCTGAACGTCTTCGTGGCCCCCAGTTCGAGATTGCATGGTGTGATGAACTTGCAGCTTGGAACAAAGACATTGATACGTGGGATATGTTGCAGTTTTGTATGCGACTAGGGAAGCATCCCCGTATTGTAGTCACCACGACACCCAAACCTACTAAACTTGTTCGGAAGTTGATGAAGGATGGGAAGACTTATGTCACTGGCGGTTCTACTTTCGATAATGCTGCTAACCTTGCAGGAACCTATCTTGAAGCGGTCAAAGCGCAGTATGAGGGTACCCGTCTTGGTCGCCAAGAACTTTACGCAGAAGTCCTAGAGGAAGCTGAGGGCGCTCTGTGGTCTACAGACATGCTAGAAAAAGCTGAGATTAAGCATGACTCTGTACCTGATCTAGCTCGTATTGTTGTTGCTATTGACCCTGCTGTTACAGCGAACAAAGAAAGTGACATGACAGGTATTGTCGTTGCTGGTATTGATGTGAACGGCATTGCTTACGTCCTTGGTGACTACACAGAGAAGCTATCGCCTCAAGGATGGGCTTCTAAAGCTATTTCCCTATATCACAAATATGAAGCTGACCGTATCGTTGCTGAGGT